AAATACAGTAAAAACTATTAAATACTATAAATACTGCAAATGTTTTTAATTTCTGATTTTTTCTAAAAATCGCATTAACTCCTTATCCTTCACACACTTACATCACTTTTTTTGCTATTCATTTTTTCCAGGTGACATATGTCAACTCTAAAATTCCTTGTTCTTGTCAGTAAGAAAAAAGTTCAAAATAATGTCAAGGTCATCATCAGAAATACTTTCTACATCTTTGTAATCTTTCCCTGTTAAACCTTTCAAAAGCATCAGAAAAATTTTGTATTTCCCTTTTGCTTCATACTTCTTTTGAATTCTTTTTAATTCTTCTTTTTTTGTCATCACATTTGCGAAAGGTGACATATGTCACCTCCGCTAAACTGTGTCCACAAAGTATTTTATTTTTCCACTGTTTTCCATTAGATATGTTATAGCCCAGACAAGTGCATCCATCCTGTCTGGTGATTTATCTCCTGGAATATATTCTGAACACTGTGTTTCTAATTCTTCAAAATTTCCAATATGACTTACCTTTCCTTGCTCATACATTGCCGCAACTGGTTCTGCCCTTGTTATTTTTCCTCTGCTTGCTACAACGGCTGTATAAGAAATATGCGGTTCTATTGTCCTTAATACTGTTTCAACTAAATCTCCACCATTGTTCACTTCTGCTATAATTCTATCTGCATTAAATTCTTTGTATAAGTTGATTGCTCTATTTCCCCACGCATCAGGGGACATAATCCCGCTCCTGTCTGCTAAAACATAGTATCTTCCATCTATTCCTATTCCTGCACATACAATTCCTACTTCATCGCTTGTTGCTTTGCTTGTTGTTGCAGGGTCAATTGCTACAACTATTTTTGCCAGTTCAGGAATTTCATCTTTCCTAAATTCATCAAACCATTTTCGTTTCCAAAGTGCACCAGGAATATCCTCTATATCTTCTGCCATTATTTCCTGCTTATAACTAACAGAAGTCATATCTTTACATATTTCATCTATTGCCGTTCTTGATATAAAAGGATTGTCAAAAGAAGTAAAATGAAATGCTTTCCATCGTCCTGTTGTGTCTGCTTGTGCCTTTTTGAATAGTTTTGCCATATAGGTTTTGTCTCTTGCCTTACTCATACTTCTGCTTCTATGTGAAGGAGGAGTGTAAATTAAAACAGCATCCCCATCATTATCAATCAGCATAGGTTGTCCTACCTCTTCCCACGCCATTTCGTCTATCAACTGCATTTCGTCCAGTATCAAAAGGTCGCAATAATCACCTCGTAATGTATCACTATTCCACGCTGTCTTTGCCTTTATTCTTTGCTCTGTTCTTACTCTTTCTATTGTCTTTAATGTTTCATTCTTAACAACTAACCCTGCATCAATCAATCCCTGTAATAATATCCTGACTGTGTGCCAGAACCTCTCTGTCTGCTCCTGTGTCGGGGCGGCATATAAAACCCTACCACCATTAGAGAATTTCTTTGCCGCAAGAATTGCAGCGAGGCAAGTTTTACCCGCTCTCCTCCCCGCCCTTATTATTTTTCTTTTTACTGGTGAGTTTATTATTTCAGATTGTTTTTCGGATACTTCTATATTGATTTCTGGCTTGTTATCCATCTTTATTTCTGTCTTCTGTCTGCCTTAAATTGATATTAAATATCAATGGCTTATTTTTATCGCTACTCAATTCTATCTGCTGTTTTGGGACACCCTCTGTCCTGTTCGCTACTTCCTTAAACTCCTCTAACTTCTCTACTGACTTCATTAACCTCGCATACGCCCCCAGTGCCGCCATTGACATATTAGGGTTATTCTTTTTATATGCTTGGAATTCCTCAATAGAAAGTGTTTTGAAATAGTTTAACCAGTAAGAATAACTCTCTTGATTTTTAGGTCTACCACCAGGATTGATATGGTCAGGATGGTCTTTAAATCCACCCTTTCCTTCTGGGTTTCTTACTTCTCCAGGCTTAATACCTCTTTTTTTCTTGTTTTGTAGAAAATCTTCACTATTTTTCTTTTTGCTTTTATTCCCCATTTCTACATCACCTCTCAAAAAGAAATACCATTTTTAACTTACCTTCTTAATTCCTTCATCATCTGTTGTTTTCTTTTTTCTTTCAGTAAAAAATTATGAAATCTTCCATAGATATAGAAGGAACACCAGCAGTCAAAACTTCCTTTTTTCTTATTAAATGTTCTTAGTGCTTGTGTAATAGCAATCATAGATACGGAATAGAATTCAGAGAAATCAACATCAGGGAATTTTTTAGAATAATGGTGTGAAAGTTTTTTAGCGATTGAAATTGCCTCCTGGACTAATTTATCTGGATACTCTTTATTGATTATATCTCCTTTGTTTCACTTATAATGCATAAACATCTTTATTATTACCACCTCCTATATTAAAATTCTTTATTTTCTTTGTCAAGTCATCAGGTGAATTATACTGAACTATACTTTCAACATTTTCAACTTTAAGAATTTTGCCTAAATAAATTCTCCATCCTTTAACAGGTTTACATCAAAATCTTTTAATAAATCAAAATCCCATTCACCTAATTCCTGTGTCTTGTTATCTAAAAGGTTAGCCTCTCTCATTTCCGCTTCTGTCAATTTTCTATTAGGAACACGCACATCTATTTCTTCATTACCTCTTCCTAATAATTGTAGAATTTTCACTCGTTGGTGTCCTGATATTATTGTATTGTCAGTATTGATTGTAGGGATAGACATCAGATTAAACTTTGTTAAACTTTTCTGTAAAAACTCCTTTTGTTTTTCTGTTAATTTTCGTGGATTTTTCTCATACGGGATAAGGTCATTAACTTTTCGTTTTTCATTATGCCATACAAGTTTTTTTTCACTCATTTTTATCATCCTCTCCTTTCATAATATAATACTTTCCTCTTTCAATTTTTGCAACTTCAACAAAGTTATTATCTTTCAATTGATAAATCTTCCATATCCCGCCTTCAAATCTTAACCAAAGTTGAACTATGTCCTGACTATTCCAAATATCTCCAATTTCCCTTATTTTACGCTCTTTTTCTGACCTTCTTGACCCAGTGCTTACCTGAACCCATAAAGTTGGTTTATCTTTCATTTTAGCCACAATATCACACTGAAAAATATCATTACTGCGGGTGAACACTTTATTTCCTGCTCTAAAATATGATTGTCTGGCTCTATGGCACAAATAGCCCTGTGATATTAAAAATTTCTCAACTTCCAATTCATACGCTGAACCTTTTTGTCTTTTACTTTTTATTTTTTATCCCCTTTTCTAACTGTTTAAATCTTCTTTCCAATTCTTCATTCCCTTTTATTATTTCCTCTTCTCTCTTTTTAATTTGTGATATTAAAAATTTCTCAACTGCCAATTCATACGCTGAACCTTTTCGTCTTTTACTTTTCATTTTTTATCCCCTTTTCTAACTGTTTAAATCTTCTTTCCAATTCTTCATTCCCTTTTATTATTTCCTCTTCTCTCTTTTTAATTTCTGTTTTTCTTTTTTCTATTTTAGGAATGCATTTAGGACAGAAGATATATCCGCTATCTTCATCTACTTTCCAACCTTCCTTTTTCGCTACATCAATAACATATTCTGGATTACACGCTATTATACTATTTTTACAATTCCTATAGTTACACTGGACAATATATTCTGCGTCTTCTATTTCAGGTTTTCTCCATCTCATTTTTACCTCCCAAGATATTCGCTTGCTTCTGTGATTTTATAGATTTTCATTTATTCGCTTCTCTGCAATTTCACAGTATTCTTTGGATATTTCACTACCTATCCATTTCCTGTTATTTAGAATTGCCATTTTTGCAGTTGTTCCGCTTCCCATGAATGGGTCATAGACTATATCACCTTCGTTTGACCACGATAAAATATGGTCTTTCGCAAGTTGTTCGGGAAATACTGCAGGATGACCAGTTTTATCATCACCACTTCCATATCCAATATCGTAAGTCCAAATATTTTGTCTCTTAGATGAATTTGGAGCAATTTTCGTAACAGTTTCTAGTGAATACCCATCTTTTGTGCTTTTTGAATCTTTGGTATACTTCGTTGGTTTCCCAGCTCTTTCTGGAACCAAATCTTTAATAGGATTAAAAGTTTTTATTTTCCCTTTGGAAAAAATAAACATATATTCAAACGCTTGGTTGTAAGACGATGGTGAACCACATGCTCCTACTGCTCTTTTATGATATATCATGGTATCATGTAGATTAAAACCTATTTCCTTAAAATATAAAGCCTGTCTAAAACTTGTTCCTGTTTCGCTTCCTTTAATAGTAGCGTCTCCGACTACCCAAACTACCACACCACCATGTTTTGTTACTCGATATAGCTCTTTCGCTACTGCCTCAAAATCAAAGCTATAGCCGTTGTATGTTCTAAGATTATCATACGGTGGGCTTGTAACTGTTAAATCAACAAATCCGTCTGGCATCCTTGCCATTGTGTCGAGGCAATTTTCATTATAAATCCTGTTTAATTCAATCATTCGCCCTCCGCCTTTTCGGCAAGGGCTTTCTGTATGCGCTCTTTTGCTATGTCATAATAATGCTTGTCCAGTTCAAAGCCTATGAAGTTGCGCCCTGTGTTGATACAGGCGATTGCGGTGGTGCCGCTACCCATGCAATTATCTAAAACTGTTTCACCTTTGTTGGT